TACTCATGGTGACGAAATGTTACTAGAAGATGAAACTGGTGTTGGAAGACAAAATAAAATATCTTTAGAATTTCAAAGAATAATTCCAGAGGATGAAGTCCTTAAAAGAACAACACATGGATTTGATTTAACTGGAACAATACCACCAGAAAACTTTACAAATTCAGATATAGAGCCTTTCGTAATTCCTGCTGATATAGAATCTAGACCAATATTTAATATGACATTAGAAAGTTCTAATTTTGAGGTTACTAATATACAACTAGAAAGTGGTACAACTGGTGGAGTGTTTGGTAGTCTTTTATTAGATGCTACGTCAAGAACGGAGAGTACAATATTTGATGAAAATGCTCCTGTTCAATTAGAAGATATTGAGAATATCTTTATAAACACAGGATTTGATAGCATAGTTCTTGATGGAACAGATAGTTCTAGTACAAATGCTAATTTTAATATACGTGAAGAAGATGGTTCATTCTTAGATCAGTTAAAAAATGCTACGGTTGTAGTAGATGTTACAAAAGAAGGTGCATTTGATTCGGGACAAATAAAATTTGATACTGTAAGTATTACTTTTGATAGTACAATATAATATATATATAAATAGATGTAGATAAGGAAGAAATATGGCATTTCAAATATTAGAATTAGGTACTGCTGCAGATGACGGTACAGGTGACAGTCTTCGCGTAGGTGGTGATAAAATCAATGATAACTTTATTGAATTTTATACTGCACTAGGTGATGGTGACGGTATATCTACTGGTATTAGTGCTTCTGCAAGCGTAATTGCATTGACAAATCCAAATATAGGCGGCGTTGTTGCTGGAACACAAACCTCTGCTACTATTACAACTCTCGCAAATACTACTTTAAATACTACTACGGTAAATGCTGGTACGGCAACTATAGCTGCTGGTTCTATTACAGATAGTTCTGGTGCAATTACTTTCGTTAATGAAAACCTAGTGACTACTGGTACATTGGGTGCTGGTGCATCCACATTAGGTGCTTTAGGTGTTGGAGCAATAACAACAACTGGAGCATTTAAAGGTGCAGATGGTTTTACGATTGGTAATGCATCTGTTGCAGCTATAATGACTCTTGCATCTACTGGTATTGTAACATTCGTTGATGATATAATTTTAAAGGATGCTGCAACAATTGGTGTTGCATCCTCTACCTCAGCAATAACAATTGCTTCAACAGGTATAGTAACTTTTGTAGATGATATTGTTTTAAAAGATGCGGCAACGATTGGTGTTGCAAGTTCTACTTCTGCCATAACAATTGCTTCGACAGGTATTGTTTCATTCATAGATGATATAGCAATTAAAGACGGTGGTACAATTGGTAATGCAACAACTGCGGCCGCAATAACAATTGAAGCAGATGGAGACATAGTATTATCTGATGATTTATATATAAGTGGTGGTCTTATTGATCTTAAAAATGAAGGCTCTGTATCACAACTTAAATTTTATTGTGAAAGTTCGAACGCACACGCACAAACATTACAATCTGCACCACACGCTTTAGCTAGTAGTGCAGTATGTGTATTACCAACTCTATCTGGTACTTTGATTGGGGACGGTGATACAGGAACATTACCTTTGGTTGCAATAGATATTGATGGTGGAACAGATATTGGTGCAGACTTAGCAACAGCAGATTTAATTATAGTAGATGATGCTGCTGGTGGAACAAACAGAAAAGCTACTTTAGCAAGAGTAATAACATTAGTGCAAGCTAACATAGATGACCCTGTTGCTTTGGCACTTGCACTAGGATAAGTGTTATAAATAGTTGAGAAACGGAGATTAGAATAAAATGGCAAATACATTTAAGGTATTCACAATAGCAGATGTTGCGATAGATAGTGGTACTTTTAGTACTTTATATACGTGTGCAGGCTCAACAACAACTGTTGTTTTGGGAATGAACATCTGTAATAAGATTGCAGCTGAAAGGGACGTTACAGTAAAACTTACAAGTGATACTGCTAATAGAACTGCTGCTAACAATGCTGCAAATGAATCAGTATCTCTTTTAAATGAAGTTGCTATCCCAGCAGATTCTAGTTTAGAAGTATTTGCTGGTCAAAAGATAGTTTTAGAAACAACAGACGTAATAACAATTGGTGCGAGTGTTGCTAGTTCACTGGATGTAACATTAAGCGTGATGGAGATAACATAATATGCCGTATCTTGGTAATGAACCCGGCGCAATTACTGATGCCTTTACTGATACCTTTACTGGAGATGCATCAGCAGTAGCCTTTACGTTAACACAAGCATCAACTACTAATTCTGTTTTTGTCAGAATACATGGTGTAATGCAACGTAATGGAACTGATTTTAATGTAGATGGAACCACGATAACTTTCACTACAGCGCCTCCTGCTGCTTCAAATAATGTTGTAGTACAATTCTTTACGATAGGTTCAGTCCAAGCAGTTGCTGACAATGCTATAACACTAGCAAAACTTGCTGGTGGAACTGATGGAAATATAATTAGTTTTGATGCTTCGGGCAATCCTGTGGCTGTAGCTACGGGTAATGATGGTCAAGTTCTTACGAGTGCTGGTGCTGGTGCTCCTCCTGCTTTTGAAGCCATACCTGCTGTAACTGCAGGAGCAATTACGGAGAAAACAACTCAAGCAACGACAAGTGGTACAGCTTTCAACTTCGCAATCTCAGCTGGTGCGAAACGTATCACAGTTATATTTGATTCAGTATCCTTGGGTGGTGGAGCAGCACCAGAGGTGCAAATAGGCGATGCTGGCGGTCTTGAAACTTCGGGTTATGCTGGTGTTGTTCGAACTACTACCGCAGTAGAAGGCTTTAGCAATTCCTTTAGAATATGTAAAGATGGCGAGGCTGATGATGGCCGGGCATTTTCAGGTATTATGACAATAGTTCCGCTCGAAGGGTCAAATGCAAGATGGGTTGCTCAAGGCCTCAGTACCGCCACAAGTGGTGACATTTGCTCCTTCTATACAGGTGCTAAGACCTTATCAGCTGCGTTAACTCAGCTCACAGTATTAGGTGGTACTTTTGATCTTGGCCAAGTTTCGGTAACAGAGGAATTAGTTTAATGAAAAAGTACATTGCAATAGTTTCTGTCTCTGGAGAGAACGTAACAAAGTATCAAGATTTTGATAATGAGAATGCTGCAAAAGCACACGCTACTAAGTATGGTGGATTTGCCCAAGAAAGTGTAGGGGATTACATTAAATATTACAAAGTTGCAGACGAAAAAGCTACGTATAATTCTGACAAAATTACATCTGATAAACTAGCTATGGCATGGTCAACTCTGAGACTAAAAAGAGATGAAAAACTAGCAGAATCAGATTACATGGGTAACTCTGATGTAACTATGAGTGATGCATGGAAAGCTTATAGAAAAAAACTTAGAGACTTGCCTGGAACACTAGATGATGCAAAAGTAGTAAAAACAATTACATGGCCAACTGAGCCAAGTTAAAATAAGACGGAGAATAATTAAATGTCTGTAACCAAAGCAAATGCTGATGTCCTTGATTTAAGTGATGCCTACGCCTTTACTGGTGCTATTTCTGGCGTAGCCGGATTAAAACTTATTGCTACAACAAACTTAGCTTCCTCTGGTACGGCTGCTTCATCATTTGATTTTACAGGATTGACCGCTGATTTCGATTCCTTTATGATACGAGTTGTAGATTTACATCCTGCTACAGATAACGTAGGGCTTTATATGAGAATGGGTGATTCAGGTGGTTTAGATACAGGTGGTTCAGATTATTCTTGGGGGTTTGAAGGAGACAATTTTAATGACACATCCCATGATGAACAAGCCGCTTGTGATAATGCTGATGCACAAATAGAAATTTCATCATCATCTTTTATGGGTTCTGCTGGAAATGCTACTGGAGAAGGAGTTTGTGCTACAATTTATATGAATACTGGTAGAAATAATGATATGGCCCCAACAGTAACTTTTCACTTAGTATCAATTGGCGATGGTGGCCTTGCAGGTGCTGGTAATGCATATACCGTTGGTGCTGGAGCAAGGTTAGCTGAAATTGATGTAGATAGAGTTTCGTTTTTCTTTGCTTCAGGTAACATTGTTTCTGGTCGTATCTCAATTTATGGATTAGCAAACTCTTAAAGGATTATTAGGAAGAATAAGATGGCAAATAGGACAAAAATAGAAAATGGTAAGTCAGTAACTCTTTCTGATGCAGAGGAAAAACTTCGTGCTGACGAAGAAACTGCTTTTTCCGATGGAACAGTAGCAAGAGCTTGGGGTGCTTGTCGTAGAAATAGAACTCGACTTTTAAAGCGTACCGATTGGATGTCTGCTTCTGATATAACTATGAGTGATGCTTGGAAAGCTTATAGAAAGAAATTAAGGGACTTGCCTGGCACATTGAACGATGCAAAAGTAGTAAAAACAATTACATGGCCGGACGAACCATCATGATAAAAATGGAGAATAATAAATGCCATATCTAGGAAGAGTACCAACAGGAGTAGGTTCCGTAACTGAAATTATCGGTGATTTAAAAGTTACTGGTCAGTTAACGGCCGGTGATAATCTATTCAAAATGGTAATGGATACTGCAGCTAATGAATTTGATAATATCCTTATTGAAGATGGTGGAACAGATGGTAGTGGTACTAATGCTGGTGATGATATATGTTTAGAAAAACATACAGAAGGTGTCTCTGATATTTCTAGTATTGCTTCTACAATACTTTCGCCTGCTAACACAGGTAGCATTAAAGAAGTTGTGTCATTGTTATGTGACGGAAGTTCTGTTACAGTAGGAAGTGGTACATATACCTCAACAGATGTAACTGCGGCACAAACAACAACTACTACTTATACCGACTTAAATGGCAGTTCGATTAACTACACACCTCCAGCTGGCACAACAAGTGTTCTTTATGAATTTAGATATATCACTGGGTACGAAGATGCCCAAGGAGGAACTCATCACAAATTATTTCTTGCTGGCAATGAAGTAGTCAATGCTCGTTTTTCTGATGGCCATCAAGGTGGTTTGGGGGATATTCAGACTTACTGTAGGTGGCTTTTTAAAATTGGTGATGGTGATAACACCAATACAGGAAAGGTATCAGATTGGTCATCTGCAAAAATTATTAAGTTTCAAGTACGTTCTTACAGTACCTCTTATGAGCAAAAAATTCATGAAACAAATTATTGGGATGGTGGTGGCGGAGACCACTTGAGTAAGCCAACTATTTCAGTTACAGCATACAGTTAGGAAAAATTATGGCTGATTATAAAACAAATCGTAGAGTCGAATATCCTCATATAGATTATTTTCTTGAAGCATATTACGATGAAAAAAAAGGTGATGATACCAAGATGAAAGCATGGGTTGCCGCTTGCGATAAAGTTAAATCTGATTTTCCAAAATAAGAATAACATAAAAACTTTGGTTGTATACCTTATAAATAAAAGAAAGAAAACTATTGTAGGATAAAGAAATGACAGCGATAATAACAGAAAAATTTAGAAGCCATAACGCCGAACAATTTTTTGAGTCTTTTACTGAAGCATCTGGTAATTCATATTATCTTATGATAGGCAAACCAAATGAATTTACTTCTGCAACGTCTGGTGGAACCGATGAGTCTCCTCCAACACCAGCAGATGATATTTCTAGTGAGTTTTACACTTGGGACAGTTCAGTTGCAGCAAAAAGGATTCAATCAACTAATATTACATATGCACTACCTCGCAGAGATTGGGCAAACAGTACAATCTATGATATGTACGAAGATAACATTAGTTCATCAAATACAACAACATCAGGTGCAACAAACATATTCGATTCTACATTCTTTTTCAGAACTTCTGACAACCGTATATATAAAGTTCTAGACAATAATAGTGGAGCAGCATATAGTGGTGCAGAACCTACATCAGAATCTACTTCTAGTTTTGTTTTGGGTGGATACACTCTAAAATATATGTACGCTATTACTGCATCAGAACAGGCTACGTATTTAACAACAGATTTTATGCCTGTAACTACGGATAGTACAGTAAGTGCAGCTGCAGTTGATGGTGCAATTGAATCAATTATTATTACTAATACAGGAAGTAGTTTGACCAACGGAACATACTTTGCAGCAGTATTTGGTGATGGAACATCTGCTGGAACTTCTAGTGGTGCAATCATAAAAATTACAGTTGCAAGTAATGTTATTTCAGCGGTATCATCTGGTAATACTGGTATACAACAAGCTGGTGCTGGTTACAGATATGGTACAGTTAATCTTGGAAGTGGTTTTACTTTTTCAGACGCAGCTCTTACCAGTGCAGATGCAATCGGTGGTTCTGGTTCAGCTATTTCAGTTGTTATTTCTCCTAAAGGTGGACATGGTAGTAATGCCGTTTCAGAACTAGGTGGTCACTATGTAATGTTACACTCTAGTCTTGAGGGTACAGATAGTGATGATTTTCTGACAGGAAATGATTTTAGAAATATAAATTTAGTAGTAGACCCTACAACTTTTGGTACTTCTACAGTTGGTACTTCTGCAACATTTAGAACAACATTTGCCATGAAGTTTAGTGGTTCACCTGGCACGTTTACTTCTGATGAGGTAATAACACAAACTAATTCAGATGGTGTTGTTGCTACTGGAACAATTGTTGAATATGATTCAATACTTCAAATTGTTTATTATCAACAAGAAAGATTTGGTGGATTTGGAACATTATCTTCTAATGGAGACCTTAATGCGTTCTCTGGAACAGGTACAGTTACAGGGGCCAGTTCTTCTGCCGCTGGAACACCAGACTCTTCTGCTGATTCGGCAGTGAGTTTAGCTGGAGGAAATACTATCACTTTTACGAATGGTTTTGCTAACCCAGAGTTACAACCAGATAGTGGAAATATAATTTACAGAGAAAATCGCAAACCAATATCAAGGGCTACAGATCAAACAGAAGATATCAAAATTATAGTGGAGTTCTAATAATATGGCACAAAAAACCGATTTAAATGTTTCTCCATATTACGATGATTTTGATGAAACAGATAATTTTAACAGGGTACTATTTCGCCCTGGCTTTGCAATTCAAGCTAGAGAATTAACACAGTTACAATCAACATTTCAAAATCAAATAGAAAAATTTGGTAGTCACGTTTTTGCTGAAGGTGCTATGGTTATTCCTGGCAATACTGAACTAAATTTAAATTATTATTCTTTAAAACTAGCATCAACCTTTGCATCTGAGAATACAGACCCTTCACAATACTTTAATTCTACAACACCTGTTACTATTACTGGTGCAACAACTGGTGTTACAGCTGTTGTTATTGGATTTGATGCTGCAACAACAACAGATCAACCAACTCTTTATGTTAGATATCTTGCAACAGGTACGGATAATGTGACTGCTTTATTTGCTGATGGAGAAAATATTTCTGCTAATGCCGGTATAACTCATACCACATCCTATTCTTCTGGTATTGCATCTGCAACAACTTTTACTTCAACATTTACTGCAGCATCAGGTTCATCTTCTGCAAACCTTGCAAGTTCTATTGGCCCTGCTTCTAGAAAAGGTTCTGCTGTTACTATACAATCTGGTGTATATTATGTTCGTGGAATGTTTGTTACTTGCTCTGAAGAGGTTTTAGTTCTTGATAAATATGATAACTCTCCATCTTATCGTGTAGGTTTTACGATAACGGAAACTCTTATTACTCCAGAATCAGATACAACTCTTTTAGACAATTCTACAGGTTCTTCAAACTTTGCCGCAAAAGGAGCTCATCGTTTACAGGTTGGTTTAGCATTATCTAAACTTGATAGAGGTTCCAGTGCTGATAGTACATTTGTGCAATTGATGAATGTAAAAGATGGTATTATACAATCACACGTTAGAGCTACAGAATATTCAGTTTTAGAAGAAACTCTTGCAAGAAGAACATTTGATGAATCTGGTAACTATACAGTAAGACCATTTCAATTTTCTTCAAAAGAATCTGTTACAACCAGTGTTCGTAATGAAGAGTTTGTTGGTACGTTTGCTTCTGGTGCCACAACAGATGATGGAAATACTGCAAGTACAAGTATATTATCATTACAAGTAAGCCCAGGCAAAGCTTATGTTTCTGGTTATGAAATTGAAAAAATTGCACCAACATTTAAAGACATTAATAAAGCAAGAGATTTTGATACAGTTAATGCTGGTATTTCTACTTTTGATGTAGGTAACTTTTCATTAATTAAAAATATCTTTGGAACACCAGACGTAACATTTATTAGTGGTGAATCTACAGCATTTAAAACTATAGAATTTTATGATGCTGCTAATACTACTAGAGGTGCTGCAAATGGAAATTTAATTGGTGTGGGTCGAGCTAGAGCAATGGAATTTTCTTCTGGTACTGCTGGTTCAAATTCAACAAATACTAACTCTCAATATAAATTATATATGTTTGATTTGCGGCCGTTTACAAAATTAACTTTAAGTGATACTCCAGACCCAACACTTATTGCTACTCACTCAAATGGAGGCGTTCAAGTAGTTGGTGCTACATCTGGTGCAACTGGATTTGTCTTTAAAGACGGAACTTCTTCAACAAGTGTTAATTTAACAAATGTAGCAGGAAATTTTGCAATAGGGGAAAAAATTACTTCTTCTGCTTCTACTGAAACAGGTTCATTGGTTGAAAATACTGCTAATGCAGACCTTACAATTTTAGCGGTAGTTACAAATACTTTTGTTAACTTTAGACAAGTCTTTATGGAGGATGCTGATTCTGGCCAAGACTTTACTGCTGATTTTATTACTGAACCATTAACAAACATATTTGCTGATATCTTACTTGAAAATGATGTAAACTCGTCTATTGAATTAGAAACTGAAACTGACAGTGGAAATATTATTCAAGAAGGGTTTGTAACTGAAGGTGCAAAATTAAAAGATGCACAAAAAAATCGAGCAATTTTTAAACTTCCAAAGAAAGTTGTTAAGACACTTTTAACTGCTAGTAATGGAGGTGCAACTGATACTCAATATACAGTAAGGAGGCAGTTTGTAGGAACAACAAACGGTTCTGGTGTTGTAACATTTACTGCTGGTTCAAACGAAACATTTGTATCTTTTGCAGAAAAAGATTTTACAATGTCTATACTTACAGCAGGAGATGGTACTGGAGCTCAAGGTGATATTGTAAGTGTTTCTGGAAAAATTGCTGGAACAGGTTCTACATTACTTACAATTACAGATAACTCTATTTTAGGTGATTCCGCAAAAGTTAAATTGTTTGCAACTATTCTTAAAACTTCAGTATCACATAAAACTAAAACAACCAACCTTATGAAACAAGTTAAAGTTACAACTGGTGCAACAGATGCATTTGGTACAAGGCCAACAGATAAAACTATTTCATTGGGCCGCGCTGATGTATTTAACTTAGCAGCAGTATTTGACTCAGAAGATGTAAGTGTAGATGCATCTGCTCCAACTTTAACTGTGGGTACAGCTACAGGAACATTTACAAGTGGTGAGAAAATAACTGGTTCTTCTTCTGGTGCTACAGGAAGAATTATTTCTACCTCAAGTCCAATAAGTTTTGTTTCTACAAATAATAGTAAATTTAATACTTCTGATACAATAACAGGAGAATCTTCTACTGCAACAGCAATAGTTTCAGCAACAACTGATGGTAGTGATGTTATTACAAGT